GTGGTAGTTAAGAAACACATTTTTCATAAAAAGTTTACATTTCCCCAAATTCAAAACACGAATTTATGCAACATGCACAAATATTATATGATACAAGGGGTAAAACACACACAATCTGCACAAACCATGAACACATAATGAACGGCACCCACACTAAACCATTACCGACAAATAATGAACACTTTTTAAATTCGTTCGACAAACACTTGACAAAATCAAATATTACATAATAATTAACGGAATCAGTTTACAAACGATTTACACAAACAAAACACCGCCGACACATCAACCGGGTATAATATAATCACAGTAAAGGAAAGAGAGGAAGCATAATGAAAAAATTTTATGCAATCAACTATGACAATGGTGATATGAGAGCGGGGTATTTAATAGTGGTATGGAAGTATTAGAATACGCTAAGAGTTTAAATGTTGAATATGAGTACACAATTTATGAATACAAGAGAGTGAAGAAGAATTTAATGAAACGGATGTGTAATATGGATAGAACATTATACGCAATGATACTAATAATGTTGGCGTTGTTAACCATATGTTATTTGGTTGGATATAGTGTGGGGTTGGGCATATTATGACAAGGTTAGAGAAATACGCAAAGAGATATGGTGACATACCATATCCAGAAAACATAAGTGAAAAACAGGCGAAAAAGTATGTTGAAACATATGTTAAGTTGGGACGTTCACGAGGGCATGCCAAAGGTGAAGTATTAAAAAAATATAAGAAGACCATATCAAGACTTAGAAAATCTGGTTATGTCGTCCCTGAGAACATCAAGTTACCTGCAAAATACGACACATTATACATATACGCGCAATCCTTTAAACCCAACCCACAAACAGGCAATGTTTATCCGGGTTTATATGCACGTGGTAGGTCGTTCGGGGTTAAAACAAAGCCGTCACCACAGACACCGCCTAACATTTATGAGTTGATTTATTTTAACACAATTTCATATATAAGAGATTTTGAGTTAACATCCAATCGCAAGGCAGAGGGCGCTCCCACCTTGCTTGACTTTTTTGAGGGCATTGCAGAAGTATATGGAAATGAAATTGCGGGGAGGTTGATAGATGAGGCAGAAAAAGCGGGCGAGACAATAACAGCAGATGAATTATACAACGAAACAGACGCGCAATCATACACGCGAAGTGTAGAAAGATTTGTAAGAAAGGTTTTAGAGTTATTACCACAAAGCGATTGATAGGGGGTGATACTATGACATTTGTTGGAGATTTTGAAACCACTGTGTATGACGGACAAGAATACACTGAAGTATGGGCCAGCGGTGTTTGCAATATTTCAGATTTATCTTGTGTTATTCATAACAGTATCGGTAAAACATTTTCATATCTTGAAAACGTCGGTGAGGATGTTATCATATATTATCACAACTTAAGATTTGATGGTGAATTTTATGTCTCATATTTACAAAATGAATTGAAATACAAATATTACGAGGGGGACCGCAAAAAGAAAAAAACCTTTAAATGTGTGATATCGGACGCGGGATTGTGGTTTAACATCACAATAACCACACCCAAAAATATAATATCAATTCGCGATTCGCTCAAATTGATACCGCTATCTATCGAGGGTATGGGTAAAGCCTTTAATACAGTACACCGAAAAAGCACGATTGAATATAAAGGCTTTAGAAAGGCGGGTGGGGTGATTACAGAACGCGAGGAACACTATTTGAAAAATGACTTGTTGGTATTAGCTGAAAGTTTACAACATATGTTTGCTGTGACGACCAAAACCACAATATCATCAGCCGCCCTAAGTGAATTTAAAAAAACATTTTATGGTAGAGATTATCGCGAGTGGTTCCCGAACTTAGAAGCCGTTGAAACGCCCGACTATTTTGATGAAAAAAACGCCGATGAATTTATACGAAAAAGTTACAAAGGCGGGTGGTGCTATGTAAACCCAAAAATACAGGGTCGAGAAGTGGGAAAAGGAAAAACATTTGATGTTAATAGCTTATACCCAAGTGTAATGCACAGCAGTTCAGGGTGTGTTTATCCTGTAGGGAAGCCCCTTTTTTTCAAGGGCGACATCCCAGCCAAAGTGAAGAATTCTTCAATGTATTATTTTATAAGGATAAAAGTTAAATTTAAACTTAAAGATGGTTATTTACCCACGGTGGCGAGTGGTGGGAGTATGCGGTATGGCGGTGTTAAATGGTTGACATCAAGCGATTATCGCTATAAAGGCGGTGATATTGACACTGTAGAAGTTGACGGTGTGGAAGAGCCAGTCTATTTTGAGTGTGTTATGACAATGACAGATTATGAATTATTTCACAAGCATTATGATGTTATATATGAGGAAGTGTTATCCGGCTGTTATTTTTACGCGAAGGACGGCATATTTGATGAGTATGTTGATAAATGGGTTAGCGAAAAAATTAAATATAATGGCGGACGTAGAACAATTGCAAAGCTATTTTTAAATTCGTTGTATGGTAAGATGGCGGCAAACGGACGACGTGACCACAAAATACCAAGGCTTGATGACGGTGTTGTGAAATATGATGTTGTTAAAGGGGAAGACAAGGAGCCTGAATACATAGCGATAGGGTCTGCAATAACCGCATATGCACGCAAATTTACAATCACCCACGCACAGGATAATTATGATTTGTTCTGTTATAGCGACACAGATTCGTGCCATTTGTTAGAGGGGGAATACAAAAACATAGCTGTTGATGATAAAAAACTTTTACACTGGAAAATTGAAGCGGATTGGGACAAGGCAATTTTTGTGCGACCCAAATGTTATATTGAGGTTGGGGATAAGATGGAAATAAAATGTGCTGGTCTAAATGAAAGGGGTAAAGAATTGATGATGATGTCTTTAACCGGTGAGATAGAAGAACCATTAAGCGATGAAGAGCGAGACTTTGTAAATGTTAAACGAGAGTTAACAGATTTTAAGGTTGGATTGGAAATACCGGGAAAATTAGTACCCAAACGAATAAGGGGTGGTGTGATATTATCAGACACAACCTATAAAATAAGGGCGGTATAACCGCCCTTTATAATAGCGCCGCGCACGTTTGCTAAACGAAAAATTTATTGGAACCATTTAAGGTTTAGCACCCAACAAAATACACGGCGATATTAACGAATTAATAATGCACTTAAAATTTTTTCTTTTACGCCAATGTTTGAAAACCTTATTAAACCACGATGAAAAAAATCCCTCATCATCTTATGTTTGGTAGAACAATTTAGATATGAATTTGTATAATCTAACACGTCATTACAATTTTTGTCATATTTTTGTGATATATAAATGACATTGATGTCATAATAAAAGAAAACCCCGAACGTTTCACCCTTATAAGTTATTGTTAGCAAGTAAGAATTTTTTCCAGACGGCTTATCAATCAGCGCCACTGAATTGTTGAGATATACGCCCTCTGATTCATATTTACTATATTCATCGTCAAAGGCAGAATTAAAGATAGAATTTTTCAGAGAATTTGCCGCCCCGGAATTAAAATTAAATTCGCACACCCAACCATTACCACGAAGAAATTTTGTGTTAGGCTTTATTCTTTCTGTGATGTGTAGGGCAGAATAATAGGGGTTTAATAGATTCAAAGTGTTTCCAATTAGAACAAGCTTTACATATCTTGAGGGCTCACCCGCCCTTCTTGCAATTGATGTGTGAATACTTCTCACTTTTTCCACTTCGCCGGGTAGGTAGTTGTCATATTCTTCTTGAAATTCATCGAATAATATCGTTGTCACGTTTTTAAAGACATGGGAACGATTTTTTAATTTTGTTGCTTGATTGATTGAAAGGGCGAAGCCACATGTTTCACCATTCAACAGCAGTGAATAATACAACCCCTTGGCGTATGGTTTTGACGTCATTTCATCATATGGAAAATATAAGTCGTGGATGTCATTCCAAAACGCAATATGCGCGTCGGATAATTCATAACCCGTCCTATAAAGCACAACAAACTGAGAGCCGTCACGCTTAAAATTATCAATCACATGCTTATTGAAAAACGTTGTTTTTCCTGCACTTCTGTTTGATGTGACAATAAATATTTCCGGGGTGTTTTTATTGAGGTCTTTTGTATTTAATAACTTATTTCCATTATAAAATTCCATACTTTATTATAACACAAGATAAATATATGTCAAGGGTTGACAAGAAAAAGGTTTGTGATATAATATAAGAAAGGAGAGTATTGATGGAAAACATCATCAATTTAATAAACACAGCAGGCTTTCCCGTCGCTATGTGCTGTGTGTTGCTATATTATGTGAATAAGCTGATAGATAGTCACCGAAAAGAGGTTGACGAGCTTACAGAAGCAATCAATAATAACACAAATGTTATAAATATTTTATTAGAAAGGATAAACAATGAAAACAAGTAAAGAAGACATTCTGTCCAGGCTTTCCACGATTTTCGACGAGGGCGAGCTAACCGAAGAAAAAGTTAAAATTGTAGAAGATATTTCAGACACATTTGACGAATTGTCACGTGCAAGCGGTGACGTTGAAGAGGTTGAAAAGAAGTGGAGAAAAAGGTATATTGAAAGATTTGGAAGCCCAAAGGTTGAAGATGAGGGCGAAAAAATTGAGGAAACTGAAACAATTAAAATTGATGATTTATTTGAAGAAAGAGGTGGCAAATAATGGCAAATGTTCCACAGCCTGTAACACTCACTAATTCCAGTGTCAATATTTTAAATGCGATTAGAAATTCGGCAACCATAGATTATAGAAACTATGTGCCATACGCGACAGAGGACGGCGATTCAATTCGTGGTATTGGCGCCATTATTATGGACTACCCCGCACTTCAAAACGAGTTTTTAAACGCGCTCATTGGAAGAATCGGTCTTGTTATTGTCACGTCTAAATCATACCAAAATCCTTGGTCTGTATTTAAAAAGGGCGTTATGGAGTTCGGCGAGACCGTCGAGGAATTATTCGTAAATATTGCCAACGTCCAGAATTACAACCCCGAAGATTCAGAAACAACAATTTTTTCGCGCAACATTCCGGACGTAAAAAGCGCGTTTCATGTTGTAAACTATAAGAAAGTTTACCCTGTAACAATTCAAAATGACCAGTTGCGAGCCGCGTTTTTATCATGGGCTGGTATATCCGACTTAATAGCAAAAATCACCGATTCATTATACACATCAATGAATTATGATGAATACCAGACCATGAAATATCTAATTGCAAAAGCCATTATTAACGGTCAAATGGAAATTATCGGTGTTGGTGGGACGATTAGCGAAAACGTTGTTGCTTTTAAGTCAATTAGCAACGATTTGACCTTTTATTCCAACAAACATAATGTTGCTGGTGTTTATACTTCAACTCTTAAAGATGACCAATATCTCATTATCGACACCACCACTGAAAGCCAGATGAACGTTGAAGTGCTGGCCACGGCTTTCAATATGGATAAGGCCGAATTTATGGGCCATGTTATTTTGGTTGATGGTTTTGGGAACTTGGACACCGCACGTCTCAATGAATTGTTTTATGATGACCCGGCATATGAGGAAATAGGGTCGGACGATTTAACATCCCTCAATTCAATTCCCGCGGTTATTGTAGATAAAAATTGGTTTATGGTATATGACCAGATGATGCAATTTACTGAAAACTATAACGGCAAGGGGCTGTATTGGAATTATTTCCTGCACACGTGGAAGGTAATGAGCGTGTCTCCCTTTGCGAACGCGGCCGTGTTTACCACAGGAACCCCCGCTGTTACCTCCGTGACCGTTTCACCGTCAACAGCAACTGTGGCCAAGGGTGGAAGCGTACAACTCACCGCCGCCGTTCAAACAACCGACTTTGCTCCTCAGTCCGTGACCTGGTCATCTGCCAACGCAAAGGCTACTGTGGATTCACGTGGTTTTGTAACAATCGCGTCTGACTTTTCAGGGTCGAGTGTTGTCATCACCGCTACTTCAACCTTTGATTCGAGTAAAAAAGGAACGGCAACAATTACCGTAGAATAATGTACATTGCACCTAATTCAATTATAAAAATATTGACGAATGTTCCTCTTTCAACTGGTTATGCAGACACGCTCTATTTTTCGAGTGTGTCTGCACAGACCAGTTATTTCAGCGCGAAAGTTAAACCAAACACAACGCTCGGTAGTTTAGGAACATTTTCATTCACCCTTGACGATCAAAACTATGTTCGTTCATTTAATAATTCGATTAAGGTTAATATTCCTGTCGATTTGTTAAACGACTGTAACTATGTAATGTTTCAGAATTCATCGTATACTTCAAAATGGTTTTATGCGTTTATCACTAATCGAACCATGTTGAGCAACGCCACAACCGAATTAACATTAGAATTAGATGAAATTCAGACATGGTTTTTTGATATGACCATTCAACCGGGGTTGGTGCTTAGAGAGCATAGCGTAAATGACACGTTGTATGAAAATTTAATGCCCGAACCGTTTAATATCACAGACTACACATATCGGTTACAGACTTCTGTGAGTTCTTTAATTAGTGGTATAGGGATGGTTGGGTCTAAAACATGGGACGGCGCGCAACCCGTTGGCACGACTATTGATGGTGTGTTTACAAATTGCTATTCTGGGCATTGGCTCACCTCACAACTATCCTATAGTGGAATCGCGGAAGCAATAAATGCGTATGTTGCGACGAACGGGGTTGAATCCATTGTTTCCATATACCCATATTATTCACCAAGTATATCATCGTACACACTTAATAATTTATCGTTAGATGGCTATGTCCCAAAAAACAACAAATTAAAAACTTATCCTTATTCTTTTGGCCGTGTAATTTCACTTGATGGAAATAGTCGTGATTTTAAATTTGAGGAAAGCGACGAGGAAAATCAGTTGATATTTACTTTACAGACAGTGTCATTCCCGGATGTTGCAATGAGACTTGTGTGCAGAAATTACAACGGCTTGGATGGTGCAAACAACCAAATAATTTATACTGCGTTTCCTGTGCCCGCCATCAACACCCCCGCGTACCTTAATTTCTGGGCGACCAACAAATTTTCATGGGGGTTTTCTTTGTTGAAAGATTCTATCACTATTGGCACGGGGGTGACAGCGATTGCCGCGGGGGATCCAACCGGGATGGATTATTTATCGTCGGGGGCTCTCTCATTGGCCGAAAAGGCCGCTAATATAGGCGATTTAATGAACGCGCCGCCGAATGTTGCTTCATCCGGGGCTGGGTTGTCATTTGTCACTAAATATCTGGACCCAGTATTCAACATATACCAATGTACCCTGCGTTATGACGCGGCTAAAGCGGTTGACGATTATTTTACCCGTTTTGGCTATGCGACTAACACTATTAAACAACCAAACATATCAAGTCGCCCGGCGTTTAACTATGTTAAAACCTCAAACATTCATGTGTCTGGTTCGGCCCCTGCCGACACAAGGCGCGTGTTTGAAGAAGCTCTTGACCGGGGTATGACGTTTTGGAAGTCTACGGCAAAATTCGGCGATTATTCACAAAATAACGGGGTGTAATCATGAAAAACATATCACTACCAAGAAGTGAGCGAAAACGATTCTATGATTCTATAGTAGACACGAACACAACGTATAATTACTATGTGGAACGATTGACTGATATAGCTGTGTCGCGGTTTAAATGGACTGGATTCCCGGATTCAATTGACACACGATTTTTAGAATTGACTTTGTTTGAAAAGGGGCAAGCTGTTGTCTTTGAAGATGATGTCATGGGTCTTCTTTCCCTGAATACCGCTATTTCTGGGTCATGGAATGTGTATAATGTGCCAATTAAGCGCAGAGCATATGCCACTAACGGATATAATAAAAACCTGACAATTGAAAACAGTGTAATAGTGTTTAATAACTATATTAGAACGCCGTCTGTACAGCACATTTTAAATTTTTCAAAAAAATTGGCCAACATAGACGTTACAATTCAAATAAATATCAACACCCAAAAGACCCCAATAGCACTTAAAGCGAATAAAAAACAACAGTTGAGTGTTTTAAACGCTTATAAAAATTATGATGGAAATGTGCCCGTCATATTCAAAGAAGATGAATTTAAAGATGATTCTATATCATCAATGTCTTTGGGTGCGCCGTTTGTTTCCCCTGATTTGTATGAGCTTAAAACGAAAATATGGAATGAGGCTCTCACGTTTTTAGGCGTTCCAAACATTAGTGAAACGAAAAAGGAGCGCATGATAACCGACGAGGTTCAACGCCAGATGGGTGGTGTGCTGGCGAGCAGAACGTCCTTTATATCAATGCGAAAACAAGCATGTGAAAAAATAAATAAAATGTTTGGATTGAATGTTGACGTTGAATATAATTATGGGGGTGATGGTGATTGTCAAAATACACAACAGAGCTACGATTCATAATTGGCTCGCTTGCTGGGTCGACAGACACATCATTAACTCAGCTTAAAAAAGACATACCAAAAGCTTTGCCACTGATATTTGACGGCGATTTGTCTCTTGACAGCCCTCTGTCCATAACTACCTTTGAAACACTGTTTTTAAACCACTTCGCGTTTCATGAGATTGGTTTTGAAACATTTGCGCGGTGGAAATATGAGATAAATAATCATTTAAGAGAAATTATACCATATTATAATGACTTGTCGTCTTCAACGCTCAAAAATTTTGATTTTTTCTTGGCTTCGCCCGGATATACCGACACAATAAATGATGTGACCGGCACTGAAACCACAACCGGGGGCACAACAACCAACAACCTATCCACAAAAACCGATGCTTCAGAAGATTATACAAGTGCGTATTCTGACACGCCTAACGGCTCATTAACAGACGTTAAAAACTTGAACTATTTAAGCACGGCAACCGTGGACGATAGGACAAACAGCCAAACCACCACAAATACGGGGACTGTTACAACTTCAAACACTGGTGACCAAACTGTGACAAAAAATTATGAGTTAGAACACATTGAAACGATTCGTGGTGAAGACAATTTAAAGGCAATTAAGCTGTTTAGAGAAGAAATAAAAAATATATATTCAATCATGTTGGACGAATTCAACGAATATTTTATAACTTTATGGGGGTAAATTATGTTACAAAAACTAAATCTAATTATGAATCAAACGCTACCTGCTACGTATGACGATTCGCTGAGCTATTACGAAGCACTATCAAAAATCTGTTATGAGGTCAATGAAATAATTGACAAGATTAACGCGGACGAAGCGTTAATCGCCGCAAATTCGGAAGCTATCACTTCCATCAATTCTCAAATTACTTCTATTAACAATTCGCTGGAAGCTGACGCGGAACAAATCCAACAGCACACATCACAAATTGGTGGTTTATTGAAAACTATGCAACAGCTGGCAGGGCAAATTAACGACCTTGACGACGAGGTGTCCTCGTTCAGTTCGTCAATTTCTTCCCTTACAACGCGGGTAAACTCAATTGAAAGCGATTTTAATACTGGTTTTGTGACACCCTATATCACATTAACACAAGAATTATTGCCTGGAAGCCCGTCAGACCGGGCGGTCACAAAGGCATATGTGGATAGCAAGCTTTCGAGTGAATTCACGCCGATTGTGTTGACCGGAAATGGTGGGCCCGCCGTTCTAACTCAAATAACTGTTAGATTTGATAAAACTGGGTTGATTATTTATGGGTCAATTTCACAAGACGAATTGCCCTCCGGTGGATATGAAGTGTTTACTTCAAGTACTCTGAATACTTTGGCTAATGGAATATCGGCTTGGGTTGGGGATGCTTTAGCAAGCAGAAGTATTTGTATTCCCATATTCAAACAGCCTTCTTCTTTGGATTCGCCAACACTTGACAGCGAAAGGTGGTTCGAAATTGGGTTTAATTCGTCCGGGGTTCTTGCTTTTTTTAGCTATGTTAAAGCCTCTGGGGCTTCTACTACAGCACCAAATTTCGTGGCACAGACTGTAATATAAAAGAAAGAGGGTTATCCCTCTTTCTTTTTATTGTTTTGTGTGAATATGATGTTTTTGACCACGGCACTAACATATTTCTTTCCATCTTTCTCACTAATTGACAATTCACATTCATACACGCAGTAGTCACCCTTTTTAAGGTATTTTTCTGCTATTTCACATAGTTTTGTTGTGAATATCGCAATGTCAACAAATACGGTTTTATCTTGGGATTTTTTTATTGCTAATGAATTTGTTAATACCTTAGACCCGTCTGCACACTCTCTTTTTTCAAAATCTTTAACCAATCTTCCACCAAAAAAACATACGTTCATTACTCTAATACCTCATTCTTTAAATTATCAATCATTCGTTTGCATATTACAATTGCTCTTACGGTGTCATAATTCATAGACAAAACTTCGTCACCCTCTCCGACTATAACACTCTGTTTATACAATGTGTTTATAACTTCGGCCAATTCCCCGTAATTTTCGGGTGTGACATCCTTGGGTATTACATGTCGCTTTAGCCAATACATCGTTTTGTCTAAATTGTCGGACAATGTGTGTATTTCGCTTAACGCACTGGACAAACTCTCATCCAAACTTGCGAGTTTTGATATGATGTTGTTTTGCCTTTCTTCAATTTCCTTGTATAAATCTTCTGCCATGTTTAAAAACCTTTCTAAACCTAAATCTAATGTCCTGTGTGGGCAATATTTGCCTGACCAGTGTTGGTGTGTGTATGCGACTTCCTTAACCTCCTTTCTAAATATGAAATAAGACAACAACGCTAATAAACGGGCGGCGTTCTGTTCAGCCTTTTCAAACCTTTCACCTCCAGACTTAGAATAACAAATTTCTATTGCTATTGTCCTCATATTACCCTTGCCTAGGCCGTCCCCCGCGTGCCATGCGGTTCTGTTTATTGGCAATATTTGAACAACTTCACAATCATCAACCGCAAAGTGAAAACTTCGTTCTTCACTTGGGTCGTTTTGCAAACATTTAGCCTCATTGATGGCTGGTGCATCGTTCGCTGTGTTGTGTATTGTTACACCTATAGGTGTCATATAATATGGAGACTTAAATTCATACATATCTTCGGGTATCATGTGTTTGATATACTTCATTCAATCACAACCATCCTTCCACAATTTGATACATTCTTTTAAGGTCATAACACCATCACCTCTCAGTTTCATAGCATTGTTGATGTGTTCTGCCATGTCGTTTATCACCTCTTTTAGTATTTCATTTTGTTTTTTCAATTCGGTTGTCACCTGTTTATTTTCATTCTCGCTCCGCAATTCGGACAATAATTTAAAATAGGTTCTTCCTCATAATAGTTAAAAAATCAATTGTCATAGTAGAATCTTCAAGATTCTAAATGTTCTTCAAGCGTGTTCGGATATCCGTTTTCGTAATATGCAACTTTTAATTCGTCTCTCACATCATTATTCACCTCTCGCCTAATCCTTTCTATAATTTCATCACCGTGACCTCTTGACAACATTTGCCCCCATTCGGATAAAAACCATTTTTCAAGCCTATGTCCGCCGCTACACTTTAATTCTATTTTATAATCATGTATGGCCTGTTCTAATATTGCCGCCTGTAACAATATTAGACCCTCATCATTGAAATGCGTTGTATTCATTGTAGTCCTTTATTTTCCAAATAGTTGGCGTGGTTTTAAGCCCACAGGAAAAGTTAGGATTTGGTGATTTTAACGGACATCGAGAACAAACAACACTTTCTTTGCACACCATTTTTATTATCATTAGCGCGGTATAAATCTCATGCGGTGGTGTCTTGTTTTTCATCGTTATCCCTCCTATTTAAATATCAATACAATTGATTTCATCTTCAGACCTGTATTCGTCAATTGTAAAACCACAATCGCTATTTAGACTTTTGGCATAATTTAATACCTCACTATGACTATTAAAATACCCCGCTCTCATATCACCATTGTCATAGTTGATTGCATAAAATTTTTTCATTATGCTTCCTCTCTTTCCTTTACTGTGATTATATTATACCCGGTTGATGTGTCGGCGGTGTTTTGTTTGTGTAAATCGTTTGTAAACTGATTCCGTTAATTATTATGTAATATTTGATTTTGTCAAGTGTTTGTCGAACGAATTTAAAAAGTGTTCATTATTTGTCGGTAATGGTTTAGTGTGGGTGCCGTTCATTATGTGTTCATGGTTTGTGCAGATTGTGTGTGTTTTACCCCTTGTATCATATAATATTTGTGCATGTTGCATAAATTCGTGTTTTGAATTTGGGGAAATGTAAACTTTTTATGAAAAATGTGTTTCTTAACTACCAC